TGGTAAGTCTGCTTTGCTGAGTTGGGTTATACTGTGGTACATGATTACACGTTCTTGCCGGATTGTGTGTACTGCCAACTCTGCTAATCAGTTAAATCAGGTGTTATGGGCTGAGATCCAGAAGTGGGCCAGAAAGATGCCCAAGGGTTTACAGAGCCAACTTGAGATCACCAGTGATAAGATCGCGGTGAAGGGTGTAGACTCAAGCTGTCACGCTCGCGTGTCGAGAAAAGAGAATCCGGAGGCGCTTCAGGGCTTTCACCACGAGAGGTTGCTTTTTGTTATCGACGAATGCTCTGGTGTGGATGATGTGATCTTTGAGGTAGCGCAGGGTGCGTTATCTACGGAAGGCTCCAAGATCCTTATGGTGGGCAATCCCACACGTAATACTGGTTATTTTTATGACGCTTTTCATAAGAGTGCTCATCGTTGGAATAAGATGACGGTGAGTTGTTATGACAGTCCGTATGTGAGTGAGGACTTTATTGAGGAGATGAAGTCTCAATATGGTGAGGATAGCAATATTTTCCGCATACGTGCTCTTGGTGAGTTTGGTGAGGATAGTAACGACACGTTGATTGGTAGGCATATTGTTGAGTCTGCCATTTCGCGTGAGGTTGATCCTATGAATATCTCGCCTATTTGGGGCTTGGACGTGGCTCAGTATGGGAATGACCGTTGTGGGCTTGCTAAGAGGCAGGGAAACGTCCTTATGGAGCCTGTTAAGTCTTGGCAGGGTAAAGACCTTATGGAGACTGTGGGCTTCGTTCTGACGGAGTATGAGGCCACGAGCTTTATGGAGCGTCCTGTTGAGATTTGTGTAGACAGCATTGGGATAGGCGCGGGTGTGTGTTCTAGGCTTCAGGAGCTTGGATTACCTGCTAGGGCGATTAACGTTGCTGAGAGTCCTAGTTTGGGCGCACGTTATCAGCGTTTACGTGATGAGTTATGGTTTAAGTGTCGTGAGTGGTTTGAGGCGCGAGATTGTTCGATGCCGGATCAGGAAGAGTTGGTCAATGAGCTAACTGCGTTACGCTTTAAGATTTTGTCCTCTGGTAAGTTTAAGGCTGAAGGTAAGGACGAGATGAAAAAGCGTGGTTTGCGCTCTCCTGACTTAGCTGATGCGTTTATATTGACGTTTGCAAGCCAAGCCATGAAAGCGGCGGGTTCGGTAGATCATTATAGTTTTTCTGGTGATTTGGAGTACGGCAACAACAGTTGGATTGTGTAATGGCATTAGCGAGTAGGGTTAAGCGGCTCCCAAGTGGGCGTGTTCAGTACAACGGCGAGACATTTCCTGGCTTTAACAAGGCTCAGCGCACCCCAGGTGGATCTAAGAAGTTCAAGGTTTTGGCTAAAAAGGGGTCAAACGTTAAGAAAGTGACCTTTGGTGATCCGAATATGAGCATTAAAAAAGGGAACAAGTCTAACAAGGCGAGTTATTGTGCTCGTTCTGGTGGGATTAAGGGTAAGGACGATAAATTTTCTGCAAATTATTGGTCACGCAGAATGTGGGATTGTTGAGGTGAAAACATGCAATATATGAAGATGTATAGTAGGCCAAAAGTCAATAAAATGAAAGAAGTAGCAGACGCAGTTGATACTATGGTGGATGAAGTTAAGACCGCTGCAAAGTCAACTAAGAAGCGCAGACCTTCCTACAAGGCGCGAATGGCTAAGACGCAAACTGGAAGGTATGCGTCTGATGCCTAAGAAAGCACCTGTTCCAAAGAATAAGCAGCTTTATTCTCGTGTGAAGAGTGAGGCTAAGAAGAAGTTTAAGGTATACCCTAGTGCGTATGCAAATGCGTGGTTGGTGCGTGAGTATAAGAAGCGTGGGGGTACATACGCTTAATGGCTAAGTATCGCGGCGGTTTAACCAAATGGTTTGCGGAAGATTGGCGTGATGTAAAAACAGGTAAGCCGTGTGGACGCAGCGGTAAGAAGGACAAGGGGCGTCCTTATCCGGCGTGTAGACCCGCAAGTAAAGCAAGGACAGCCAAGGCTAAAAAGGCTGCAAAACGTAAGACAAGTTCAACCAGAATTAGTTGGGATGTTTAGAAAGGAAGTGCAATGCCAGGATATCATAAAGGTAAGAAAAAGGGCGGCAAGAAGAAGTAATGGCTAAAATGGATGAAGAGCGTTTTCGTGGTATTTTGCAGCATGAAATACAAAGTGCGGTAAACTATTATGACAGTGAGTTTTCACAGGAACGTGCAGACATTTTGGGATATTACCTTGGTGAGCCTTTAGGTAATGAGGTTGAAAACCGTTCTCAGGTAATCGCCACGGAAGTTTCCGACACGATTGAATATATTATGCCATCTTTGATGAAGATGTTTGCATCTTCTCCCGAGTTCTCCCGCTTTCATCCAAGAGGTCCAGAAGACGTTAAGGCCGCTGAACAAGCTACTGATTTAGTTAACTTTACTATCAATCAAGACAATCGTGGTTTTACGATTTTACACAATTGGTTCAAGGATGCGCTTTTATTTAAGCAGGGTGCAGTTAAGTTTTACTGGCAAGAGACAGAAGATGTTGTCAATGAGGTTTACGAGGGTTTAACCGAAGATGAAGTTACGCTTTTGGTTAATGATCCGGCTGTTGAGGTTATTTCTCAGGATGTTGTGGAAGTTGGTACGGTTGACGAGGCCACAGGTCAGGAAGTTCCGACAGACATAAGTTACAACGTTGAGGTGAATGTCCGTAAGAAGTCGGGCAAGGTTAAGATAGACAATGTACCCCCTGAAGAACTAATATTTTCTCGTAGGGCCACTTCTTTAGATGATTGTGCATTTATAGCTCACCGTACTCAAGTTCGTGCGGGTGATTTGATTGAGCAAGGGTATGATGAGAATACGGTTCTTAATTATGCCGGACATGATGATTTAGACGATGAAGCGGAGCGTCAGGCGCGTTTTGAAGAGATTGAAAGCGGATCTAACTTTGAAAGCCATGATCCGACAATGCGCGAGGTCTTGGTCACAGAGGCGTATATTCGCGCAGATTTTGATGGCGATAATGTGCCTGAGTTACGGCGCGTTGTTTCTTTGGGTGACGGTGTAGAGATCCTTGAGAATGAGCCGTTTGATCATGTACCATTTGCGTTATTATCGCCGATTTTAATGCCGCATAGAATGGTTGGTAGATCTGTTGCTGAAATGGTGATGGATTTACAGATGATTAAATCATCTATCATGCGCCAGATGCTAGATAACTTGTATTTGACCAATAATAGCAGGGTAGCCGCTGTTGAGGGTCAAGTGAATATGTCTGACCTTTTATCATCCCGTCCTGGTGGGATTGTACGTACTCGTGCGCCAGGAATGGTACAGCCGTTGGCGGTCCCCCAAATTGGTTCAATGGCTTTCTCCATGCTTGAGTACGTCGATCAGGTCAGAGATCAGCGCACAGGCTTCTCTAAGGCGTCTATGGGGCTTGATCCATCTACTTTGCAGTCTACCACTGCTAGCGCGGTAAACGCTACTATACAAGGCGCACAGCTAAAGATAGAGATGATTGCTCGTGTGTTTGCTGAAACCGGATGCGTTGATTTAGCTAAAGGTGTTTTGGCGTTATTGCAGAAGCACCAAGATAAAGAACGCACTATCCGTATTCGTGGTGAGTTTGTGGCAATAGATCCCCGCGCTTGGCAGAATAACTTTGATTTATCCATTGAAGTTGGCCTTGGTAATGGGCGCGAAGATGAGAAAATGGGTATGCTTACACAAATATTAAGTAAGCAAGAACAGTTATTGCAGCAACTAGGCCCGAATAATCCTGTGGTTAAACCTAGCCAGTACATCAATACGCTGAAGAAAATCGCAGAAATGGCGGGTTTTAAGGACACAGATCAGTTCTTTAGCTCTGGTGAGCAAGTTGATCAGGCGGTTGCTCAGATGGGGCAACAAGAAGGTCCAAGCCCAGAACAGGCTAAAGCTGAAGCTGAGTTGGAGTTGAAGCGTGAGAAGATGCAAGCTGAGTTGCAGTTAGAGCGTGAAAAGATGCAAGCTGAGATTGAGCTACGTAGGCAAGAGCTTCAGGCTGAACTTCAGTTACGTCAACAGAAATTGGCCTTTGGTGGTCAAGTATCGGATAATTTACCAAGAGCATGACAGATTTTATTAATGAGCAAGACAGGGGCGCAAAGGCCGCTGAGATCTTGCGAAACCCATTAGTTTTAGAAGCATTTGAAGAATTACGAAAAACGTATGTTTTTGGTTGGTCAGGAAGTGATCCTCAAGACACCGATTTTCGTGAGCAATGTTTCCATTTGCTGAAAGCGTTGGAAGCTTTCGAAGGTCACTTTGAGAATGTTGTCACAACTGGCAAGATGGCCTCTCAACAAATGGAAGAATTGCGAAGATAACTTAACAATTTGGAGATTTTTATATGTCTGGTACTCAATCTGAATCCAGTCTTTCACAGCATGATGCTGTAAGTTTACTTTTGGATACCCAAGCCCCTGAAGAGGCAAGCGAGGAAGTTCAAGAGCCTAGTGCCGAAACTGAAGTAGAGGCAACCGAAGAGGAAACCGTAGAAGCTGAAGCCGCTGAAGAAAGCCAAGCTGAAGCAGAAGAGGTAGAAACTGAGGAAAGTGATGAGGAATACGAAGAACTCGTAGACACTTATCGCGTGAAGGTTGATGGTGATGAATATGATGTAACTCATGATGAGTTGATCAAAAACTATCAGCTTGAGCAAACTGCTCAAAAAAGGCTTATGAAAGCGTCTGAAGAGCGTAAAGCGTTAGACTCTGAAAAAGCACAAACTGAGCAAGTTCGTACACAGTATGAACAGGCTTTAGGTCTTATGCAGAAACAATTACAAACGTCTAATCAACCAAAAGATCAGACATATTGGGATAGTCTGTATGAGAGTGATCCACTTGAATACGTTAGGCAGCGCGATACTGAGCGCGACAATCAAGCTAAGATGCAAGCTGTTCAGGCAGAACAGTTACGTTTACAGCAAGAGAACCTTCAACGCGAGCAAGCTAAATTACTTGAAATGATACCGGAGTGGAAAGATTCTGAGGTGGAAGCCAAGGAAAAATCTGCTTTGGTGAGCTACGCAAAAGAGCGTGGTTGGACAGATCAAGAGCTAGCAAGCACAGTTGATAGTCGCTACATTGAGTTAATGCGCAAAGCGTACCTTTTTGACAATTTGCAGTCGGGCAAGCCCATTGCAAAGAAGAAAGTCAAGGCCGCACCTAAGATGGTTAAAAGTGGTCAACCCAAATCTAAAGCTGACTCTGCAAGTGATCGGAAGCGTAAGGCTTTTGAAAACCTGAAGAAAACGAATAGTCGAGATTCGGCTGTTCAATATCTTTTAACTCGTTAATCTAAAGGAGGCCAATAATGGCTACATATACAAGCTCAACAGCTATTGGAGAGCGCGAAGATCTCAGCGATGTGATCTACCGCATTAACTAAGATCGGTGCGGTATAAACTGGGTGAACTGCTGGAACCCTAAGTCAGAAATGATATGGCAATCAGCATCCAAGCTACCTACACAGCGGTAGAAGGTTCAGAGACTACCTGAGAGGTTAGACCTCTTAATAACAGGCTAGAGCGCCCAGAACTATAGCTACATTTGCGTTATAGTTATGATATAGTCCAATCCTCATCGAAAGGTGAGAGGGAATGCGATCCCGATGAAACTCCACTAGTTTCAAACTCACAGAAAGAAACCACAAAGGGTATCTTTCACGAATGGCAAATCCAAGAATTGGCAGCCGCTGCGGCGAACAATCACGCCAACGAAGGAGCTGATTATTCATACGTCAATCCCGCTGTAACGACAAGACTCGGGAATCACCACCAAATTGCGGTCCAAGCGGCTTCAGTATCCAATACTTTGGATGTTGTTGACAAAGCAGGGCGTGATAAGGAAACTGCGTTGACTTTACACTAGCGCAGTATAAACCATGTGAACTCAGGGGAAGCCTAAGTCAGAAATGATATGGTAATCCTGAGCCAAGCCCTGCAAAGGGAAGGTGCAACGACTATTCCGTAAGGAAGTACACTCAAGTGAGTGGAAGCGCATGGATCAACAACTTGCTGATGTGATATAGTCTCAACTTTATGTGAAAGCATAAGCAGTCGAAAGACGGTCTAGTATTAACGACACTAGGCGAAGATAATTGATGTGAAAGTTCTCAAAGGAATTGAGCAACGGCGCGATATAGAGAAATCCTTGTTCGCCAATGAAGCTCGTTCAGGCTCAGATCCGCGTAAATGCGCGAAGCTTATCACTTGGATTACCAATGGTGATGCGCCTAGCGACATGGCATTTGCTACTGGTGATGGGAGTGATGTGGCCGATTTGACAGGAACTGCCCGAGCTTTAACTTTGGCTCAAATAGATGCTGCTATGTTGGCTGCATACACTGACGGTGGAAGCCCGAATATGTTGCTTATGTCACCAACGAATAAGCAGAACTTTTCTGATTTATCATCAGGCTCAGTTGCTTCAGCGCAGTTAAACTACACTGCACCACGCGATATTGCTATTGTAGGCTCTGTTTCGCTTTATCTAAGTGATTTCGGGGAACTTGCTGTGACGATTGACCGTCAGGCTAACAATTCAGAGGTATATCTGATTGATACTGATTACGTTTGCATAGGCTCCCTCCCAGGCCGTATGTTTAGCGTAAGTGACGTTGCTGCTACGGGTGACGCCACAAAATTCGCTTTAGTAAGCGAATATACTTTAATCGTCAAAGCACCCAAGGCGCATGCGGCGGTTATTGGTTTAAGTGGAAGTTAATTTTTCTCCATTCACAACTTGGGGGCGGCTAGTTCGCCCCTTTTTTTATTTGAGGTTTTAATGAAAAAGCTACTAAATGCAGATCCGATAACTGGCAAGCGCACAATCTTTGAAAGTGGTGCTGATGGTCACAGGGTTACAACAACTGTGAACGTTGATCCGGTGAAGGATTTAGCGAAAGAGAGTGCCAATAACTATCGCTATGGTGATATGATTGGGAATACTCAAAAGCATAAGCACAAAGTTGGTGAAATCCCTGCTATTCTTTATCATCATTTGGTGGACAGGTTTGGGCAACCAAAGGACAACCCGAAAGCTTGGATGCAGTGGCTTGAAGAAAACAAAGGCTTTAAGGCAACAGGCGGTAGGCTAATCTAATGGCAATTACAACATTTGCAGAGTTAAAGACAGCGATTGCTAACTTTTTAGCACGTTCCGATTTAACTGATCGTATTCCTGAATTTATTGCTCTTGCTGAAGCTCGAATGAGTAGAGAGCTAGAGACACGTTCTCAGGAAAAAAGATCAACTGCTAATACTATTTCTGGTGATGAGTTTATTTCACTGCCAACCGATTTGAGGAAAATACGTTTAGTTAAGCTTAATACTAAT